AGAGTAGTCTGAAAGGGTACATAAAGTAGATGACCAGTTCCTGAACTTTATGTCTGATTAGTGCAAGGGTGTACAACTTTGTCAATGTTGACTCAACTGCAAACAACTCCTGCTAGTTTATAGCTAGTTAGGGGTTTCCCAGTCCAAAGGCAAACTATGTGGCTACCTGTTCTGTAAAGCATATTGAACATATTTACAAACAACAATTAAATAAATTTTTATTTATTAATTATGTTAATTACATAAGAAAGTAAAAATCAAATTTGAATGGATAGAGGAAAAAAGATTCCTACCAAGTGAAGGCTTGAGCATATCTTAGATGTGACAAAGAGACTAATTAGGCTTGGTGTAATATGGACAGATACGAAGAGATACTGAAACTTATCAGTATAAACATGAGGTAAACTTGTGGGTGGATTAAATGATTTCCACAACGTATACATAGAGACGAACCAAATTAAAGTAGGTAATGCATTATGTAGTATGTCCTCTGAAAAAAATAGTAGTAATACTGTGGGTAAGTAAGCATTTTGATGGATATTAAACATCCTTTTGAAAGCTCCGAAAGAGTGAGTCAATTAGCAAAATATCGCAACTAGGCACGAAAGACCATTATAAGAATTTGAGTAGAAGGTGAAAAACCTGTACGCAAGTAAGATGTACACTGTGTGATTTAGGACTCCTGTAGAATAAGAGAGTTAATTCATCCTAAATTTTGACATGATTGGATAGCTTCCACTTAGATAAAAATCTAGAGAAATATCCAGTTCGCAACTGTTCTTATTTTTCGCTTAATTGTTGTCTGTAAGTATGTTAAATTTTTTAGTTTAAAACACTTGTATATATTCCATTATGGGGTTATACTAGGGATATAATAAATTGATACTCACAGAGTAAGGAAAAAATAAAATGACAAACCAAAAAGATTTTAGATTAGAAGCTCTTTTACATATTGAAAAAGATGTAAAAAAACTAATTCAAGAATTATCACACAATACCTTAAACACTGGTCATGTACCAATGCTTGTTAATGAACTCAACCAAGATATTAGTGATGCAAAAAGATTATTTAAAGGAGCTAAGTAATGACTAAGATAGTAGGAAACCAAAACTTAAAAACATTTCATCTATATGTTAAGAAACCCACTGACAAAGATTGGTTTCAAAGAATGAGGTCAAATGCATATGGTGAAATTGATGACCAGTCTATGAAATTCAAAAAACAAGGATTTTTAACTAAAATAATCAGTGCTGACTCACATAGAGTAGCTAAGAAACAATTACAGGGGTAAATTATGTTTTATTGTAAAGAACAAGTACAAGAACTGAATGATGAACTAGGAGAAATAGAAGTATGGGAATACATGCGTTCTAAGAACGAGTTAATCAATATAATAGAAAAGCGTAGACTGTTTAATAAAACGCTTGGTGAGACACCTGAGAGTGTTCTAAACGCATATATAAAGCTAAAAGAAGAAGAACAAGCTAATGATTATAGGAGTGCAATGTGAAGTTTTATTACTTTCAAGACCCCAACGGTTATGACAACCACCTGTTCAGCACAAAAAAATCTGCTTTAAATTGGATTAGACATGCAGATAAAACATATTTGGATGAAGGTAGCGATACCTTTGAAGAACATGATATGCAGGTTATGCATGTAAGCACTAATACAAAAAAAAGTATGTTAAAGGCTATGCGTGAAATATCATTAATAAGTGGCAACTTAATCAGAACACCTGAGATTGACTGTGATTAAACTAAAAAAAATTAAAGGTAAGTACATTTATAGCATTTATTTAATAAAAAAAACTAGAAAAAATGAAGATAATAAAACTGAAACTTTTTTACAAATTATAAACTATGAAAGAAAAATTTATGATAGAAGCTAATGACATAGCCAAAGCATCACAAATAATCAAAAATGAGATTGAAACATATTGCTTACAAGGTCTGAGTGAAATTAGCACTTGTAGATATTTGGCTAATAAATATGATTGTTATTGGCAATCATTACAAAAATTATCAAATAATCAAATAAAAAGTTGTAAAAAAGCAACAGAAATATCACAGAAAATACTAGAGAAACAGAATGTATAAAAAAGTCTTTCATATAACAGCAGACATTGGAGTACACAAATATGTGGTCAACTTTTGGAATGCTGACAGCAAGGATGGAGAGTATATATTTGCACACAGAGTTTTTAACAATCAAAGAAAATTTAGGAATTTTATAAAAAGTTTAAAAAGGCGTGGATATGAAAACGTAAAAGGTAAATATGTATTGGTAAACAAAACCATAGGAGAAAAAAGTGACGGACAGATTAATAAAAGAGTTTGAAGTTAAGCTCAAGATTAAACTTGCGAAGATAGGATTTAATCCAAAGTGGTTAGAATCAGGTCAGTTTGTGGAATCTATGAGTAGTAGAGAGCTAACCACATTTAATGATATGGCAGATGAGATATTAGACAGAATAAAAGATGATTAAAATTATTAAAAAAATAGATAACTTCATAGACACAATGTGGAGAAGAACCTGTGCAACAATATTCTATTACTTTGACAACAAAGTAGAAGAAGAAGATATAGACTGGTTAAATATGCAAAACAACATTATAGAGGACAAGAAAGATTATGAGTAAAGTAGTTAATCTTGACGATTACAGAAAAAAACCAGTCAATCAGAAATTAATGTTTCATAAAATGGCTATTGATATACATAGACAAATAGTTGAATTGCATGATAAATCAGTGCTAAATTATGAACAACATAAAACTTTACTACTTAGACTTAGTGAAATTTTAAATGAAGGGGGTAAAAAATGAATGAATTTTTATATGATGATAAAGCACCTTACAGTGTCAACTTTGATAGATGGTATGTTGCTAATTGTATTGAAAGAGAACAATACAAAGAAAAAAAACTAAACCTTGATGAAGCTGAATTTACATTTAGAAAAATGTGGGGTTTTAAAAAATTAGAAGAAAATGTTTTTGTTAATTAATAAGAGGTAATTATGTTAAAAAGTTTAAGTGGTGCGGACATAGAGTTTATACAAAGATGTATAAGATATGCACACAAAAATAAAGAGCTAAGTCATAGAGATAAACATAGAGCAGAATACTTAATAAAAAATTTAAAAAAAGATGAAAGTATAGAAATTGCTACTGCATTGGTTGAACATTATCAAAAAATTGAAAGATTTATATATGAAAAGGAATTACATTAAGTTTCAGGGGTGATTAATAGTTGAGTATTGATAAAGAAGTAAAACAAGCAGAACGAGAACTGAAGGTTATTGAGAAGATACTAAAAGAGAAACAGGATATTTTGTTTATTTTGAAGTTTCTTTCTTCTCAGAAGAATACATAATATTTAAACCAGCTAAAGTACAAAGACGATTTTTTTCATCTAGTCCTTTTTCAGTTAAGTCATAGTTCTGACCATTAACTTTTATAAAACCATCAGTGATAAGACTTGTTAATAAATCACTAGGTATCTCATCGCCAAACATTAATGTGAGTATGCCACCTAATCTTTTTGTTTGTGTTTTACTTAAAGCCATATATTTATTATGTATAAAGTTATTATTGCAACTGCAAAATAGAGCATAGGCTCATATCTTGACTTAAACATGCTCCCAATCATTGCCTTCAAATAACAATGATTCAGCTAATCTTCTTCTAGTTAATCCCTCAAGAACTTTGCCACCTGCTTTGTTCCATCTTTTAATTTGATGTGGCACATCTTCATAAGCACCAGTATTTAAAACTTTCAGCATTGTTGATGCATTTAAGTTTGCACCACCTAGATTAAATGTCCAAGAAACTAAAGCATCAAATTGATGTTGATGTATTGGGACTGTAATTGCTTTTAACACTTCTTGTTCAAATATTTCTACATCTTTTTCTAATAATTCATCTGCTTCTCTTTGACAAACTAAGTCACCTTCTTTAACACCTGCTGTATGACCATAACCGATTGTCCATACACCTGCCGCACATTTATAAGCATTGTATTCACAACCTTCAAATTTTTTTATAAGTGATAAACCTTCTTGAGATATTTTCATATTATTCTCCCCATGTTCCATCATCTTGGACTTTGGCTTTCTTTGTGCCACCCCAGTATTCAACTGCGTGTCCTTCTTCAATAAGTATTTGACAAATGCTTTTACTATTTTCATCATAAGGTATTCCTAGGATTCTTCCATATTTGCCTTTTCCAAGTGATTGAACTTTAAAAGCACCTACGCATAGTTCTATAAGTCTATCTTTTTCTTTAAGACCAAGTGCTTTTTCTTCTAAATTTCTTGTGCGTGATTCAGGTGTATCTATTCCTGCTAATCGCACTCTTTGTTTGTGGAGTTTGACACTAAAGCCTAAATCAAGAGTCACATCTATGGTGTCTCCATCTATTACCCTTTCCAGTATAGCGTTGTATACAAATGGCGTGACTGATTTAGACATAGCTAATTACTTCTTAGCTTTGCCAATATTGATAGCAGCAATCTCTAAAATTTTATAAAGTTTGCCTATCATTTTATCATCGGCAGGTGTCGGAGTTAAAGCACAAATGA